CGTATGCCCATCTTCTAAGTAAACCTTCTTTAATATCTTGAGTTAGTGCTGGGAATTCTTTGTCTATTAATTCTCTCCACCACATTTCATGATATCTTGAAACTTCATCACCATCAGTTAAACCATATCTGTTTTCTAAAGCATTAACTTGATTAATAAACTTTTTCTTATTTGCAGTAAAGTCTAAGTCTTTTTGCAATTGAATTATTTTAGGTGGTATAATTTTAAACGTTTTACCAATATCAGATTTTAGCGTTTTAAGTATGTTGGTTATTTCTTTAGCAGGTTTGTTATTTGTACCTGTGATATTACCCTCACCGTCTGTTTCTTTTATTCCATGAAATTGTATAACATCAGTATCATAATGAATAACATTTGGATTTAACGAATAGATTAATTCCATATTCATAAAATCTTTTCCATTCTTAAAATACTTTTCTTGATCTGCTGGTGAAAGCTTCATTAACAATTTATCTAGATCCTTAGCAGCAAAGATATAAGTATCTTCAACCAGTTTTGATGCATGCCCAGTAAACATATCAATAATACCATCAAGATCTAATGGGTTTGCCATTTGACCTTTGTTTCTAGCAAATTTTACTTTACCATCTTGTATAGTTACAAATAAGTTTTGACCATCAGTCTTTTCAGTTGGATCTTCTTCAAAATTTAATTGGCCCCTAAGACCAGCATCAACCATTGCTTTGAAATCTCCAAAGGTTAAATCTTTATTATCAAATGGATGTTGCATATGACCAGCAGCACCGCCTTCAAACAAAAATGGCTGACTTTTATCGGTCAGCCATTGTTCGAACAATTTTACATGTTTCATCAGTTATCATTTTTTCTATATGTACATTACAGCTTGACCGATTATGGCCATTTGGTCTTCTACTTTTAATGCAAAGAATTCAGCTGGTACTTCTCCGGTTTTTTTCATTGCCTTTACAAGGTCCTTGAATTGTTTGATAGTAGTTATATCATCTAAGGTTTCGATATTCACCCGCCCCATCGCAGTTTCAAGGGGATACGTCAGATCTTCTGGGTCGATCTCTTTTGTTTTAGGCTTTTTATCAAATGCATCATAGGGGAGACCTTCATTAAGTGATTCGTTTACAAATTCTGCAAACTTTTTTATATTACTCATGTCTTTATTTATTTTCCTTTATAAATTATTTAAGGTTTCCCTTAGAATCAACTGCAGCATATGCATAACCATTTTCTCCACCGATATCCTGGAATATAACTACTTTTACGTCTCCTAACATTCCTTTATATGCAGAAGTGTATATTGGTTCGGTATTCATTCCCTTTCCTTTATCGCCTCCAAGAAAGTTAGAACTTTTCATTTGAGGTCTAATAACATCATACAATTCATCATCGTCATTAGTAGTTGAAACCATTCCCATATTATCAACAGATTTTACTCCTAGGTATTTTAAAGCTGGTTTATAATTTTTATTAATATCAGCTATAGTCATGTCATCATCAAGTACCTGTTCTAGATTGTCTTCGAGAGATTCATAAGGACCGCCCTCAACCCAAGATGGTAGATTAGCTTCATTTAAATTTTCATTGACGAATTCAGTAAACTTTTTTATATTATTCATAATTTTTGTTTTTTTATTATTATGATCCCATGGTAGATTGTAAAGCTCCTACCATTGCACCGTAATCACCAGCATACTTTTTAATTAAACCATCAGCAACATCAGTAGCTTTAGCTTCATCAAAATCATCGCCGAATGCATCTTTTAACATTTTCATTGCATATTCTTTGAATTGGTCATCAGAAGTAATATCTTCTTCATTAATCTTAGCTTCTTTTACTAATGGAATTTCAATGCCATCTTCAGATACATCATTTGCTTCATCAGGAATTACCTTTGTGATTGTTTGATCTGGTGTAACTAATTTACCGTCTAATGAAGACATACTTTTAACTTTACCCATATTCATAGTATCACCTGCAATCCCAGCTGCAGTTTCTGGACCATCGCCTTTAATTACAGGAATAGCAATACCATCAGCCCCAACTTCTTGATCTCGTAGTTCATCGCCTTCAACCTTATTAATTACTTCACCAACACCTTCTTCGACTGATTCATCCTTATCTTCATCTTCGTAATCTTCTTCACCTTTTTTGGTTTTAGACTTATCGCCTTTGTTACCACCTAAAGTTACTTCATCAAAACCTTCATCAGTTTTATCTTCATAATCTTCTTCGTCTTCTTCAGTTTCAGAATCATCACCTTTATTTCCTCCCCATACAACTTTATCATAAGCTTCATTTACAAAATTAGCAAAAGACATAATAGCAGATTCATTCTTTTCAGCATCTTCCTCTTCTTCTTTATCAAACTTAGCATCTTTCTTTAAAGATTTAATTTGAGCGTCATCGGATTTAACAGCTCCTTTATAGTGGTCTGCTTTTTCTTTGTCATCTTCAGAATCAACTTTCTTATCACCTTTATCTTCTAATTCATCACCTTCCTTTTCATCATCCTTTCCGCGTGATTCAGCAGATTCAGCTAAAGGGTCAGCAGATGCAGCCATTGGTACAGCATAATCTTCAGGCTCCTCATCATCATCGTGATAATTTACATTCTTGTTAATAGTAGTTTCCTTTTCTTTAATGAAATCTTCAAAAGCCATAATTCTTCTTGTAGCTTTAGGAGTTTCTTTTTCTTCAGAAGCAACGTCTACACCATCCTCATCTTCAACCTCATCAGCTTCAGCAGGAACTTCTTTTGTAATTTCTTGTTCATCAGAAACTAAATCATCTTCACCTTCTAAAGATTCAGTATCGCCAGTTTTTGCTTCCTCATCTTCGAGCTCTTCAGCATCTTCTTCAATCTCATCTTCAACTGCGACTGTTTCCTCATCACTAGTTTTCTGGTCACCTTCGCCTTCTGCAGATTTAGGTTCGCCTAATACTACGTCTTCATCCTCGATCTCCTCAGCAGTATCATCGCCCTCCTCAGAAATATTATCCTTTGTTGCAAAACTTTTTGATAATGCTTCTAATTTAGAAAGAAGATCTTTCTCGTTCTTTAATTCTTCTATACTGTTAAAACCAATCTTTTTGATTAATTCATCAACAGCTTCTTTGCTTACTTTTGCAGATTCTGTGATAGGTTGATCCTTCGCAGATATTGCAGAAAACTTTTTGACTGACTTCATGTTAGTTGTTTTTATTTTTTTATATATCCATGTCTTAATGAAAAGATATTCTATATTAGAATCTTATGTTCTGAACATCAAATGGAAATTTTTCTTCTTTATATATGGTTCGTCTAGCTATACCATGACGGTATACATAATTAACCCAATCATGATCCTCGGCTTTATATCTAAAATCATCAATAAAGTCATAGATTTTAACTACATCTTTAGATGAATGCTTCCTCAATCCTCTACCAATACTTTGTCTAATAATCACTTCAGATTTAAAACTTTCAGTAAAGAAAATGTTATGTATATTTTTTATTGAAATACCAGTAGAGAATGTACCGTATGACGCGACAATTATTACATCATCATTCTTTTCCATTCTACTTTTAAACTCTTCTCTCACGTCTACATTAACTGAGCCATCTACGTAATAAACTTTCTTGTCAGTTATTTGTCTTAGTTTTTGGTATATTTTTTCACCGTATGCAATTTTATGAAATAGTACTAGTGAATTAGATGTTGACTTTTTTATAACTTGGCAAACAAAATCTAGCCTCTTATCGCTTTGATTAATAAAGTTTTGTTCTAAACCAAATAGTTTTTGTCTATCTTGTGGATTCTTTGAAAGAAAAGAAAAAGATTCTTTTTGAGCAGGTGTTGCATAATCCATGTGTAACTGTATAACTTTACACAAAGCAATATAACCTTCATCTTGTAAATAGTTAGCCTTTACTTGAGTAACAAGAGGGCCCATTGCTGACATTAAACTTAATCTATTAACAGTTCCCTTTTTAGGAATAGTTCCACTTAAACCAAACCTAAAATCACAGTGCCAGCATTTATCCATAATCTTTTGAATCGAATTAGCTTTTGCTTTATGAGTTTCATCTACAAATACGGCATCAAATTGACTGAAGTATTCCTCGTCTTTTTTAACTAAAGATTGATAAGTTCCAATTACTAAGTTTGAGCTTTTTCTAATTTTTGCACCTGCATATATCTGTTGAGTCTTTAATGGAATTCCACATTTATTATATTCATCAAAATCACCAGTAGCCTGCAAGACTAGATTTACATTAGGAACAATCATTAGTATTTTTTTCTTGTCTAATTTGTCCATCATATATGCAACTACCATAAAAGATATTAAAGTTTTACCAGCTGATGTTGCAAGCTCAGCTAAACATCTCCTATATTTTAATATTTTAAATGCTGCCTCTATTTGATATTCTCTAGGCTTAAAGTCAGGGTGATCTTTAAAAATACTAGTTACCCAGACTCTAAAATCGTCTTCAGTAATTTCAGTATCAAATATATCAGTAATACCGTTTAGTGAACATTGAAAATCGTAGTCTTTACAGATGTCTAATACTTCTTTCCATAAACCTGCAGGTATTTTATTTCTTTTTACAAACGATACATTACCATCCCAGACTTTCTTTTTAACCAAAGGGTGGAATCGCCATCCTTCAATTTTTTTAGTCAAGCTACTTTTTAACTGCTCATACTCTAGTTCAGTGCAGGCATCGATAACCAAAAACTTTTTGTTTTCTGAGAGAGATAGTTCCATTAATATTCTTTATCGTCTAGGCTAATTCTATTACGGATAGCAAATGCCAAATTATCGCAAGTCTTTATACATTCTTGATAATAGTCCATATGAGATTGTAACATTTCCATCTGTGTTCTTAAATGACTTAAGTCAGCTTTAATGAAAGCAACCTTTTCGCCACTAGTTAATTTAATATCATAATCAATAGAATACTCCCTATATTTAATTTTATAGTATCGATCGTAGGCTGCGTTTCTTTTATGCTTAGTTGTTTTAAAATCTGTAATTTTATCTAACAAGATTTGCCGATAAGATAACATTAGTACTTGGCATTCTGCTAGATTACTCATCTCTTTTAATAAACCAACCAAGTTACTTATCTTAGTTTTCCAATCTGTTCTATCTTTTGCCAATCGTGTTGCTAATTCATCGTTAGCATCACCGGTGGTCGAATCATTATATTCCATTAAAATATGCCTTTGTCATTATTAATCTTTTTGTAACTCTTTACTTTAGGTTGAAACCTTTTCTTAGGTTGAGGTAAAATAAAATTAGTTTTAACTTCTCCTAATATAGATTTACTAAAAGTGGAGAATAATCTAAGTTTTCTACTACCATTTTCTAAATCTTTATAAAAGTCATCTAGCTCTTCACTCACGAAATTATTATATTTTTTAAGACTCATCATATAAAAATAATATCTAATGAATCATTTGTAAAATATTTATCCAAGTCACTTAAGCACCCTGTTCGATTAGTAAATTCATATTTCACCAAATCATTTAAATCTTTTACTTTTCTTGAAGGTATATCAAAATCTTTTAAAAACTTATCCCACATAAATACTGTTTGCCCACCTTTTAATTTTTCAATCATTCGTGTTTTACCTTCCATATCATTATCAAAGAAATATCTTGCAGTAGGTATTTCATTGAATTCAATTATTTGTTTCTTAACACCAGTTAAACCAATTGAGTTATTCATAAACATTGCATCTATAGGTCCTTCGAATATTGAAAAATCTCTAGCTAAATCTACAGTTAATATACCAAATAACATTGATATTTTATTTAAGTTGTCTAAATCTTCTTCAGATACCTCTAGTGTTTTATTTAACCTATCATATATTCGTTCTATATTCCAAGTCTTATATTTAGGTCCACCGCTATCTCCTAAGTCTCTGGTTTGGAAACCTAAGATTTTACCGTTAGGTGTAAGATTAAAAACATACAATTCTCGACGCCGTGGATCAAATGCAAACCTTTCAGTTTTATGATGGAGTAGTCTACTCTTTAAGTATGGGTATGCCTGGTATGTAAATGTATTAATTGGATAAACATTAAAACCTAATGCTATCTCATCAAAGGTTAATGCTAATTCTTTAGCTTTATCAAAAAGATAAAAATCTAGATTTTCACCTAATGAGAAATGTTTGCGATTTTCTTTTATATAATTTATTACATCTATCCTATCATCGCCTTCAAAGTTTTGGTTATGATCTGCTAAGAAAACATCTAAAGAAGCGTGAGCTGAACAATTATAACAGTGAAAGAATAAATCGTTCCAATAAAGATTACCTCTTTTCTTTCTATCATTGTTAGAAGAATCTCCACAATATGGACATGCCATATTTAATCTCCCTTTACTTTCTAGAATTCTCCTTTTCTCCGGATGAGAATGGTTAGTATGAAGTACTCGGACCACCTTATCGATGATCCGAGCTTTCATATCAGAAGATATTATTACTTCTGCCATAACTTCTAATTAAAGATCTAAACCATTAATGAAATCATCAAAATCTTCAGTTTTATCAGTTCCTGCTGCGACAGGTTCTTCAGATTTTGTTTCGGTTGTTGCTTTAACCGCAGCGGCTTCAGTTACTTTCGCATTAACCGGTGCTGGTTTTGATCTTGTTATGTTTTGGATTGAATCACCGGGTGATGCGAATTGAGATAATACATTCATTACCTTTCCTCTAATTGCATCATCCCATGATTTATAACCCCAGCTTCCTAGCTCTGGAGCTTCTTTTAGTAATTCTAAAATTGCTTTACGACTTGCATCATCATCAGATACAGGTTCGCCTTCAATTGTCATTGGTGATTTGTTACCATGAAATTTGCACGAATCATAATTTGGAAAACCACCTTTCTTAGAAATTACTAATTCAAAGTTCTTTCCTTCAAAGGGATCAAACACTTGAGTAGGTTCGTCAAATTGTGGATTCAGTTCTTCATCAATTTTAGTTTTGATTTTATAACCGAATTTCATTACTTTAACTTGCCCTTCAAGATCTCTGTTTTGAGGATCCTTTACGATCTGTACCAATGCATAGAATACTTCTCTACGCTTTAAACCTTCTGACATCTTTTTATCTACTGCAGATTCAGAGTTTCTTAGTTTAAAGAACATATCCTGTACAGGACATTTTTCTCCAACGGTTGAAGGGGAATCAGCGAAAAAGCCGTTTCCTTCTCTGTCTTCTAGCCAGTAGACATATTTACGCTCGAATGGTTTTCTTGGGTTTTTAGCATTAGGTAAAAACCTAATTAAAGAACGGTAGATACCGTCTTGTCCTTGATCTGGTTTTGGTGTGTATAAATCACTTGCTCCTGTGGAGGGTCGTTCACCAGTGTCTAAATCTTTTACACTTACATTAAAAATGTCGAATTCATTTGCCATGTTAATTGCCTTTTTTTGTTATTAATTAATTTAAGATAACAAAACTCCGTATTAAACGCCTTTTAATTTATTGCCTATTTACTTCGCCTTGTTATCGCCAGTTTAAAAGTTACCAATAATTATTGATTCCTTTGTTTATTATATATTCACAGTGTCAGTTTGTTTCAGACTACTTGAATATTTTTATCTATTATTGCAGTTATATCTTTCTCGCGTAAACTAAATACAGTATTACCATCATATTTAAATTCATTACCTGCCAAGTCTTGAAAAAGAACCTTTATACCTATCTTAAAGTCTTTATCTTCTACAGCTGCTCCTACTCCAGTAATTATACCTGAATATGGTGGAGCATGCATCCCATCTTTCTTTATTAGAATTATACTACCAGATTTCTCTAGTTGTTCATCCTTTTTTAAAAAAATCCTATCTCCTAATGGTTTTAACATAATATTTTAAATTTATTTGGTGTAAAGCTGAAACAAAGTTAACATGTTGCAATATAATTTTTAACTATTTAATTGAAAGAATAGTATCTAGTAGCTAGCCTTTAATGCTTTAAGTATAAAGTAGGCATCAATGATATCGTCGATAGGTTTAGGAATTTTAATGCTAAAGTCCTTTCCTTGTGTCCATTTCCATAGTTTAGTAGATCTTAGGTTCTTATCATTTAGAACATCATCTTGGAATGCTTTAGCCATATAATGTTTGTTTGCATTACCTTTCCCAGCTAACTTCTTAACATGTGATGGTTGAAATACAGATAGATTTTCAATAGAGTACTTATCTATTAGTTCCTTTCTTAAAAATGTATTGTATTGAATAATGTCTATAAATGAATTCCCTTTAGACCCATATGAAAATCCTTCTAGCGCAACTGATACTTTATCGCCTTCAAATAGTGTCGAGAATATATTTACCATTAAAGAACTTATATTTCCAGCATCTTGCAGCTTTTGTCGCTCTCTAGGCAAAAATTCTTTGCTAGTTACATCTCGGTTATAAGCAAATCCTAGTATAGTAGAATCATCCATTAATTCTTTATGTATACTAAATGCTTTTGGTATTTTTCTACCTTCTTCATCCCATATACGATTGCCATAATTAAAAAAAGTTATAAAGTGGTACTCACCCTCGGCTGTTTCAACACAAACACCTGGGCTATTTAGCGAAAAATCAATTCCAATATTTATCATTCTATTTATATTCTCTTGCCAAGAACTGCACCAAGCGCGGCACCAACAAGACGTGAAGTCATTAAATCATATAAAGCACCCTTTTGAATACCTAAGACTTTTGCAATTGCCTTACCTACAGTTTTACCTAATGCAAAACCAGTAAGACCACCAAATATACTTCCTAAGATACCTTCATTTACAATTTCCTCCACAACAGATTCTAAATCTTTACCATTCTTATGCTCTTCCATAATTCTATCAACAGTTAAATCAATCATATCTTCCTGTTCGCGTGACAAATCATGAGATTCATTTAATATATCTTGTATATCCATTAACGAGTTTTCATTTTCGGTTAAATAGTCTTTAAAGGTTTTCATTTGAGTTCTTTATTTGTTTATATATTAGGATACATTAACTACAACATCTAAGACATTATAAGTGAATTCGATATCAAAAGTCTGGAATTCAATAGTGTTGCTTGAGAAATTTAAATCTAATGCACCTATATTTTTTATAAACATATCTTTTAGCTGGACAGTAACGAATACCGTACCATCTGCATCTAACATCTGCACACCGACGCCTTCTGGTAAATATGGATGTTTACCACTTAACTTATAATAGTAATCAAACATTTCAATAGCCATCCAATAATTAACATAACCATCAAATGCTTGCATAGTAACAGTTAATGATTTATCAAATAATTGTTGTGTAGGTATACTTGATCTAAATGCTCGTGTATTACCAGGGTAGTCAGTCTGAGTAACAGGATCAAATGATGGTCCTGGTAAATTAATAGACTGTATTCCATAATTCCAATAATCAATAGGTTCTTTTATTAACCCGCCAGGTATTCTTGTAAGAAATGGTTTATATTTCTTAACAATAGGTGCAGGTATAAAATTCCTTGGAAAGTCAAATTTAAACTGGTTATTTCTAGCACTTAATATCATATCATTTAATTATTTAAATCAGTGTCAGTAGAACGCCCGCCAGTTCCTTTGCTTACTGCATTATTAGCTAATGAATAGTTCTGTAAAGTTCCTGCTGCTTGTTTATAAAAGCCTTTTCGCTGAGCGGCAGTCTGTGCATTCCTGTTTGCATCAGACAGTGCCCTAGACTGTTGCTTTATTTTAGATCGCTGCACTGCTAGTAGTTGTGCGTCAGCCGCAGCTCGGTTAAGGGCATCAACAGTTGTAGAATCTAAATCTGCACTCAATACAGCAATTTCATCAGTTAAGTCAGTATTACTATTCTGTAATTGCTGTATAGTTAAATCGTCTTCACCCGATGATGTAACCAAAAAAGCATTATCTTCTTTAAGTTTAGTATTCTCATCTTGCAAGTTTCCAAGCTGAATACTATATTCGATACGCTGTTCTTCAACCTGAGAAATTAATGATGTTCTATTAGCATCGTCAAAGGCTAACCAAATTCCCTGATACACAACTGACTCATCTGAAATAGAACCATCAGTCTCATCAATCATTTTTGTAGAGATATAAAAGTTGTTATTATCTAATACTAAAATCTTTTTACTATCGGATCTTGTAATCCTAAATAATACCTGCCCTTGTGATAAATCTACCTCTTCTACTTGTGTATGATTTTTTATATCAATCTCATCAGCATTCCCAATAAAATTTATAAAGATATTCCCAACATTGCTTAAATCAATTGGGGTGGGCTCGCCGTCTACTTCATCATATAAAGTAAACAAGAAATAATCATCAAAAGGAGATATTCTTATAGTAGCATCGCCTTGTGGTAATGGCTGATCATTAACAGATAAGTTAACAAATCTTTGAAAATATTCCTTTTGTGGTGCTGTTAAAGTTATGTTAGTTTGTATCGCCATCAGATTCTGTTATTGTTTGTATTTTAACTGGAGTTATTGCAGCTTTAATTTTTAACCTATCTCTAAACGTTGTTACATAGCTTGTTTTTACTACTAGCTTTTCTGCAATTTGTTCAGATGTATTTGCAGTATTATCAACAGATGCTACCGTTGATCCAGTACCTACTACAATCTGGTTCCCATTATCATTATTAATTTGATTATAAACATTAGCAACGGTTGGCACTACTCCTAAATTAATCTGTATCATTTGTCTGCCATATTTCTGAGCATCAAATGAAGTTAACTTTGCATTTTTAATTATCTGTGTATTGTCTGCTCTATTATATAATCTCAATACATAGTTAATAGAAAATGAAACTGCAGTATTTGCGTTTTTAATAATAGGTCTAAACAAAATAGGTAAATCAAAATCTTCTGTTTGTGAAAAAACTTGAAAACTTGTCTGTGAAAAGACTACACCCACCTGTTCAGTAACACTTATTTCATAGAATACCATATAATCACCATCACCTTGAGAATTCAAAGCAGAAATAAAGTTGCTAAACGAAGATCCAGTTACTTGGCCTGATAATTCGTAATAATCACCATCGGTAGATTCAATTACTTGAGCATATAAGTTATCATAAACATCTCTGTTTAATATTGAAACAGAATTAATTTCCTGCATCTCGTAAAAACTATATGCATTTTCTACAATAGTTTGATAAATCCCGCTAGCTCGTAATGTAATTGCAGGTGTACCTAAAAAACCTTGCCCTTCGGTAAATTTATAAGCTAGAGAATTTGCAACATCTGGCTCCTCGTTCATGTAATACAATGAAGGAACTCGCCACTCAATATAAGTAGAGTATAATCTATCTGCTAATAATAAAGGATCTGCAATAAGATTTGGTGTATCACCTTTCATAAAGTCAATAGATGCAAGATTCAGCATTACACCATCTCTCCGCGGTGCTAAGACTTCAAACACAATACCATCAAACCCAGTAAAATTAAACCCTGCTACAAAATAAATTTTAACTTTATCATATTTAACTTCTAGTGCTGGAGCAAATGTCTGTAAAAGATTTGCAGAATCGGTTAAGAATGAACCTGCCGCCGAGTCATTATACGGAGTAGCAAGGGAAGTATTTAAAGAAACGTACTGAGTTCTAGCTATGTTGTTAGGAACTGATGAGATGTCTCTATAATTTCCCATCACCGCGCTAACACTACTAGTATTAAATAAATAAGTTCCTTTAGTCTGAGTATCCCTCATAAGCTCTATTGGGTAAGTAGCTGTACTGAAAGTAGGGGGTGCAGATTGACTAGTATAGATGTACTCTATAAGTATTTCTGATGATATTTGTATAAACCTTGATGATTCCATTCTATTCTATTTATTTACCATTGCAAAAGCTTTGGATTCCACGAAACGCCAATTCCAAGATATGGTCCTAATTGCCCATTATTTAAAACTCCCATTCCTATATTCAAACCTAATCCAAACTGTTTTCTATTCTGCCTCTCTAAGCTTTTAAACTCCGGGCTCTTTCTATCAATCATTATTCCTTGTGTATCATTAAAAGTAGTTCCTGGATAATCAGAAGTTAATTTAATAAATATTTCTTTGGTATTTACATCTTGTGATAGTGTAGCATCTAGCCAAATATTCTGTTTAAGACCAATCGTTGCTAAACCAAATGTTAAACTATCTGTAAAACTATAAGGTAAGTCTACATTTATTAATCTTGAACTTCTAGGCCAATTGCTCTCTGACTTAAAACTTAATACAGAATTAAAACTATCCATACCTTGAATTATTATAGTATCGGTTGTTATAACTGGTACTTCAATAATTATTTCTTCTATTACAGTTTTATACTTAATAATTGTAACGGGTGGTCTATCTTGCTCATATTCTAAACTATCTCTTAATTCTTCTAGTGATAAAGTTAATCCTTTAATTTCTCCAACTGCTTCTCCTTTATCATTGATGTAATTATTAATAGTATCATTAGCTGCAACTAAGTTATTTTGAAATCGTGTGACTTCACCTTTTGCATTTGCAGTTTCATTACACTGTCTTAGGAGTAAAAAAAATAACACCACAATGCTACCAAACAAAAACATTCTAGTGTTCTTTGGGTCTGTTAGAATACCGAGAATATTTTTAAGAATTAATATCATTCTATATACTTAAGAAGTTTGTTTGGTGTTACCTCAGCTGCACCATATTTTTTTACAATTTTTTGTATAAACTTAGTTTCCTTTCCTTTCATAGAATCTACTTCTTCAAAAAGACTATCTCTTTTCTTTGCTAGGCTTTCAATACTTTTCTGCATTAGATCTAAAGAAAGTTGAATTTCTCTATATCTACTTACAAAACCATTTAAATCTTTTATTTCTTTCTTTGTCATTTCTTTGTTTATTAAAATTAATTATGGATTCACTTCATATGAAAATGTAAACTTAAGGTAACTAGGGATAGCACCAACACGTATAGCACTTAGAATTGGATATACTTTTAACCACATATTGGTTGCTGTACTAGGGGTTGGGGTTGGATCAGCCTCATACATCTCTGTGCTTGAGCCACCACCAACAATTCCCGTCGGGAGGGGATACTGAATGAGAAATGCACCACCTGCTGCTGAGTTAATTGGGTTAGCAGTTACAGTTGCAATAGTTTGCCCATCCAACACACTAACTACCGCACCTGATATATTTAGATTATCAACACCCTGCTGGTTGCCAGGTACAGTAGGGTATATATCGTTTGTATTAGCATCACCAACTTGTAATGGCCACGGTATAGGACCAATAGTCACAAAGTAATCATTATCAGTGTTGAATGAACTACCACCGGTCCCACCCCATAGTACTAATTCTGAACTTGGTACATCGTATGTTGTACCTGGTGTAGCAGTACCTGAGCGATTAACTTGTGTCTTAATCATACCAGAACCTGTAACAACTCTACCTACTCGCTGCCATTGATACTTATATTTAAATTTAGCAGCGGAGGCCTGCTGAGAATCAACAGAGCCCATATTCGTTATCCAACCTGATGAGAAACCTTGGGCACCGCTCATGAAACACTGTTGTTCTGCTCTAGTGGCAGGATCAATATTTCCACTAACAGCCCCTCCAAATCTAGACACATAATAATGGCCTACATAATCTCCCCATACTTTAAACGCCTGCCTACCTCTCCATTGGTCTCCAATATTAACACCGCCTGCAAACTTTTTAGTATTCGTCCCACCACTCGGTGTTTTATTTTGATCTAACGGGCTACCATCACCATTGTTATCTAATGCTCTCTGCCCATATAAATATACTCTACCTGATACTGGAGTACCAACGTTAGGAGCTCCATAATCTGAAAATGGCGTGATAGCCGACTCTTGCATCGAATTTAAACCTATTGTTATACCCGATGTACCATAAAATGAACCACCGCTAAGATACTTTGGCTTTGGTGTAGACCATAGTCTTACGTTAGCATTAATGTTATCACCATTAGCAAGAGCTGAACCCCCGCTCGATTGAACATCATCAGTCTGAGTTGGTATTGTAGGGTACATCCACAATGAACCTGGTAATGTAGTTTGAAGACCGTTAGCACCAGGGGTGATTCCAGTTTTTCCAAATGTTCCTCTTGTCACATTACTTCTAATATGCAATGTGCCTTGGTTTTCTTTTTGCCAAGGTGAATATGACACAGGGTTAGAAACAGATAACTGTACTCCATAGGGTCCAATAATTTCTCCACCACCATTATAACCTGGGCCTTGTGGATTAGAGTCTACAACACCTTCTGTTGGGCTAATGCCAACATGCATAGTATCAGTTGGGGTATTATCAGTCCCAAACTCTTCAGCAGAATCTATAACTATTAATGGTTGATATACAGTATAAGTGTTAGTTCCTATTGGTGATGTTCCTCCGCCCACCATTATTCTACCTGCTGGGATAGTGGTACCTCCTAAGAATTGAACTCTAGTTTGAGTATTATTTTGAATAACTACATCAGCATCTATTGCATTTATAGTAGTATCTAACAACCTAGACCTAATGTCTATGCTACCAGTGCCACCAATACCTGCATATATGCTAATACTACTAGGATTGGACGCAACAGAGGACCATATCTCAATATCACCCCCTACTGTATTTTGTAACCTAATATCACCATAAGTAGCTTGGAGCGTTATATCGCCACCTGTATTTGCTGATGTAGTTATTGAGATATTACCAGACGTTGTGGATGTTGTATTGTTACCAGTAGTAGTCGTTTGAGTAATATCACCAGTCACCGCTGCCATTCCAATATCACCTGAGTCTGTTAATAATCTAATTTGACCAGTTGGTGCAGTTCCTTCTGTAGTAGTTAAAAGAATACTTCCACCTGAATATAAACCAATTTCATCACTGGCGCTACTAACAAGACGGATTTCTCCAGACAGAACTTGCCATTTACCAACCAGCGCCGATGTTGTCGCCAATGCAGTTATATTTCCAGCTTCAGTTAAGGTAGTACCAGAAGTTCCTAATGTTGATACTATAAATTTAGCACCTCCTGCAATTGGCCCGGCCCCAACAGTAACTTGAAAATTAGAATGTTGACTACCAAATAACGCAGCACCTTGATCCCCACCAGTTTGCATTAATATATTGCTACCTGCTTCAAAAAACTGAGCACGCTCTGGGGATGATAAGTGAATACCCCTCATCTGTGCCTGTGAAGTTGCGCTAGAATATTTATTTTTTGGAACGTCTAAAGTTAAAACATCATCAACAGCAATCTTAATACCACTTAACTGTGATATAGAAGTCTGTTCATATAAGTCGTTATTACCAGGTGCAGCACCGCCATGAAATACTAATGATCTTCCATCAGAATTTTTTTGGTGTACAACAACAGAAGCAATATCAGAAGTTACGGCTGTTGCAATAGCATTTGGGATAACGTAAGCGGCGGTTAAAGGAATACCAGCGGAGAGAGGGGCTGTATTAGTAACAGCCCCACCCATCATAACAGACGGTACACCCTCGTTGGTGGTATTCGCCCCTGCGCCTAAGCCTATGGGTTGATTATATACTGTATTTTTATTTAATAGAAGAGGGGATCCAAACTCTAAACCAAAACCCCCAGCGGCTCCAGCTGGACCAGTAGGACCTGTTAAGTTTATAGTTGTTGAGCTCCATGTTAATCCAGTATATTCCCATACTTGGCCATTAAATTGTAAATAATAATCAGCTTCTAATGGTGTTGCTGTTGGTGGAACTACGGTTGGGTCATTACCTGGTAACGTTGATGAAGTATCTTCATACCAGGTACTTCCCTTTTCGCCTCTACCACCAGTTGGACCAGTTGGGCCAGCAGGACCAGCGGGACCAGCCGGTCCGCCACCATTAAGTAACAATTGATCAAAATTAAAGTTGGTCTTGTCAACTAATTCTGAAATAGTATCTGATGCTATTATTTCTTGTATAGTGATTGGCATTTCTTTTCTATTATTTTTTAACTATA